GGTATTCGACTATGGCGCAGAAAAATGAGGTCGCAAAAACTACGTCAGGAAAGCCAAAAAAAGGAAGAGGGGGAACAGACAATTTCCCGTCCAGACGATTTACACCGGAAACCGATGAGGATCGGGCGCTTGTCTCGCAACTCCTCAACGAGGCACTCACGGAATACAGGCAACCGAGAGTAAAAAGCGATGACGAGCTTGCCAAACGGATTGACGACTATTTCTTTCGGTGCGCGCAAAACGGGCAGGTCCCAACCGTAGAGGAAATGAGCCTGTCCACAGGATATTCCGTTAGCACGGTCATGGATTGGGAAATCGGAAGAAATAAAGGATTTAGCCCCGAAACGTCCATTATAATTAAAAAAGCGAAGGGATATTTGCAGACTTTTGATGCAAAATTGGTCATCGCCGGGAAGATGAATTTTCTGGCTTATTGCTTCCGGGCAAAAAATTACTACGGCATGAAGGACCAGCAAGAAGTTGTCCTCACCCCAAACAATGCGCTTGGCGAAGCGTCTTCGGCGGAGGACCTGCGGAAGAAGTACCTGGAGGACGTGAGAGGGAGCGGAGCGACTATAGTTGACGGCGAAAAGGCCGAATAAGCGCCAGCGACTTTCCGAAACGAAAACAGTGGCAACTTTTACCCCCAGCGACTATAATTCAGCCCCGCTGACCGTGAAAATGGTTGGCGGGGCCTTGATTTTACCCTCTGCGACTTTGGCGCAGGCAGACGCACCCCCGGAAGCCTTGGCGGAGCGGTCAGGGCAGACCCCCGAAAAAAATCGGCCTGCCCCTGCCGAACACGCCCGGAACGCCTCCGGCCTCGCCTGGACCCGGACCGGCCCACGGCGGCCCCAGAAGCCCCCAGGCGGGAGCACCGGCGGCCGGATATGCAAGCCCCACCGCCACGGGAACGGCCCACAGAGGGCCACGGGAAACGCCATGCACGGAAACGGAGGGGACGCAAACGCCACACGTAAGCGCAGGACGGGCGCAGGACGAAAGAAAAATAAAGCCGGGTGAAATTACACCCGGAAAAAGAAAATGCAGCACAGAGCCGCCACGGAGGCGACACGCAAAGAGGGCCGGATGGCGGCAGCAGGGCAGCAAAACGCCCCAGCAGGGGAGGACCCCCACCAGGGCGAAAAGAAAACCCGCCGGAAGCGTTGCCCCCGGCGGGTATGAATTACTTTAGCAGGGCCTTGAGCACGGCCGCACAGAAAATAAGCGCATAAACGATCAGCACAGCACATCACCTCCTTATAACCAACGCCCGGCGGGCTGTCAAGGGGTTAGCCGCTGATTATATCGCAGGGGATAACCACGACACCGGCGGCCGCCGCTGCTTCCGCGTACCCCTCCAGCTTTGCGGCGCACGCGGGGTCACACTTGCGGAGCGTCTCCAGCCCGTGCAGGTTGTGGAGGTAGTACACCACCCCGGACACATACACAAGACGCCGCCCGTAGGTAGTACCCCATACGCCGGAGCGCTTGACGGCGGGCCATATATCGGCCATGATACGGGGCGGCAAATCGCACACACGGGACACATTGCGGACAATTCCGCCGGTTTTGCCGTCGGGGCGCTTAACTGTTATCGATGTTTTCCCGACGCACACGGGCGCACCGGAAATATCTTGGATAATCATATCTTCGCCCCCCAATCAATAGCAGGGGTTCGGCTTGGCCAGCTCCCACGGCTCACCGTAGCGTTCCGCGTGTAACTGACAATACCGATCAAAAAATGCTTGCGGGGTACATGGTGCAAGTTCGGCGTGTACCTCCTCCCGGATATCATCATCCATCAGCGCCCCGGCTGCGTCCCAATCGATTTCCAGCCCGTAAGGGTTAATCACGAGGTTAGACGCGATCAGCGCGGCCCGATAGGCCTTGATAACACGGTTCGCGGCCTGGTACAAGGCTCTAGCCTGCACGTCTAGCCACTCTTCACGGCTGTTTGGGCGGCGCTCCCCGTTGCGGGTCTTCTTGAGTTCGGACGGGCTACAAAGCCTTTCGGCGATATCGCCGGCATAGATCAGAGCGGAGCCGCCCCAACTGTACTCACTCCAAGAGCGGGCACCGTTTAGCAGCCACTCCCGGACCTCTTCGGGGGCCGGGGTCCGGTCCTCGTACTCTGCGCGCTCTTGCAGGTTTTCCACAAGGTCGACGGCGTAGGCCTGCACACCACGCCCCCAGGCGCTCCGCTCTTTGCGGGCCTCTATGGCCTCGCGCATTGCAGCATAGATATTATCCATTGTAATTTCCTCCTTGATTTTTCCCGGAGGCGGTGCTACAATGATAGCGCCGTCCTCCTTGACGGTTGCGCTCCCGGCTTGCTTTCCTACGGCCTCCGGGGGCGCTTTTGTTTTACGGTGATACTATATCATGATTTACCGTATTTGTCAATAGGAAAATCAAGATTTACCGTAAATATTTTTATTTTCTCCGATTTTACGCACGCCCGGAGCCGGGCCACGGCCCCAGCTGGGCCGATCTTGACCACACCGGGGGCGGGGGAATGGGGGCTTTCGAGGGCTGGGCAGTAACCCCCTCTACCACCCAAACAAATAAAAAGCCCCTTTCCCCAAAAGGAAACCGGCTGCTTATGTCCCCGCTCAAAAAATCCCGCAAAAATAAAAAAGGCGATTTTCCATTTTATAAAAAGCGCCCTTCGGGCGCATAGGCGTAAGCCTATTTCTAAAAATTAACCAAAAATAAAAATCCACATTTTCCCAATTACGGTATTGACATCAAGTCGTAATTATGATAATATGTTACCGTAAATCAAATGCAGCGGAGGCTACAATATGAAAAACGTAATTGCCTACGTCCGGGTAAGCACGGATGCTCAGGCTATGGATGATAAGTTCGGCATTGAATCTCAGAAGGAGATTATTGCCGGATATTGTGAAAAGCACGATATGTCCATTATGGACTGGTACATTGACCGGGGCGAGAGCGGGGTTAAAGAGAACCGGCCGCAGCTGGATGCAATTCTGTACGGTGAGATCAAGAATCCTCCTGTAGAGGCAGTGATAGTTGCCAAGTCTGACCGCATGGCAAGAGACATCAAACTGTACTACTACTTCATGATGCTGCTGGAAAAGCGGGGAATGAAACTCGTAAGCGCCACAGAGGAAGTTGTCAATGATGATACCGGACTTGGGAATGTTTACAAGGCTCTGATGCTGTTTGTGGCGGAGCAGGAACGGAATAACATCACGAAGCGCACCAGCGGAGGCCGAGCGGTAAAGTCCTCAAATGGCGGCTACAGCGGAGGCCGGACTCCGTTTGGCTACAAAGCTGAAAACCATCAGATGGTCATTGAGCCAGAGGAGGCTGAGGTTGTCCGAGAGATATTCCGCTTGAAGGATGGCGAAGGTTTCACCTATCAGGCAGTTGCGGAAGCGCTGAACCAGGAAGGAAAGGTAAACCGCAGCGGGAAGCCATTTATCATCAGCACCATTCAGACGATTTACGAGAACAAGAAGGTCTATCAGGGGATGTACCGGTATGGGAAACGGTCGAACAAGGACGCTGAGTGGGTTCCTGGGCAGCATGAACCAATTTTGAAGGAGGAATAAACATGGAATGGCTACTGATTATCATGCTACCGGCATTTGTCCTTCGAGAACTCCTAAAGGACTACGATGGGAAAGGCCCAAGAGGCCGTAAAGGGAGGAGACGCTGAGTACATGAGTAGTATGCTATTTACCTTCACAACGAATATGCCACCGGAAGAAACTGCAACTGCGATCAAGAATACAATCTTTCAAATCGGAGGAAGCACGAAAGGCCCGGACAGTAATTTTGTAGGTAGATTCCGAATCCCAAAAGGCTGGAAACCTGCATATCATACGATTCTAAAGAGCAAATGCCGCTTCTACGTTGGAAAGAATGGAGTTCGGGCTGTTTTGAGAGCGTCAAGAGCAACTGGTGTATGTGTCGGAGAACACCAGCCGATTGCGGAAGAACGTGTATGGGATGCGTTTATCAGGATGTTTCTTTCGCTCTACCCTGAATGCGGAGCTAACATAGAACCTGGGAAAATATGCTTTGACACGGTGAAGGTCCAGGACGGGGTGGACACATACACATATTCCGCAATAACAAGGAACACTCCTTCTATCGGCGGGGCGATTCTTGGCGGGGCTGTTGCTGGTGATGTGGGAGCGTTGATTGGAGCGTCTGCTGGCCGTTCGGCAACCGCTGCAACAATAACCACAGAAAGGAACCCCAATGTCCGCGTCATTGCGAGGTACACAAACGGGCTCAATCAGGAAGAAGAGTTGTCCAAGAAATCACAGCGATACCATGAAATAATGGTGAATTTCTAGCCCCATCCCGCATTCAACATCAGTCCCTCTCCTTTACGGGGGAGATTGGATTAAAAACTACTCCACCACAAATAGGAGGCTTGCTATGACTACCGAAGATGTTTTGAAGGAATACAGAAAGCGCCTGAGCATCAGGGAGACGGCACGGGAGCTGGATATATCGGAAGGGACCGTTCGGAAATGCCTGATTACGCATGGCGAAATTGAGACGGCGATGACCAGGCGAATCGGGGCGCTTCTGCAAGAGGGATATTCGAAGAAGGAGATTTGCGGGATTCTGGGCATCTCATACTCCTGCGTAAACGCCAACAGCCCCTACGAACGGGGGATGCGGATAGAGCCGAGCCAGACTGTGAATGCCCAGCGCATCCGGGAGTGTCGAGCCAGGAAAGCGACAAATAAATAACCTCCGCAAGGGTGGAGGGATTGCCGAAGGGAGTAACGAAAATGCCGATAATATCCACATTTTACGGCATATCCATCAAGATGTATTTTCGTCAGGGTGAACACAACCCACCCCATTTTCATGCTTACTACGGCAGTTACGCCTCAGCATTTGATATTCGCACGCTGAAAATGATCGACGGCAGTTTGCCGCCAAAAGCGAAGCTGCTTGTGATGGAATGGGCAGTCATGCACCAAGACAAACTGATGGAAATATGGGAAACGCAAAATTTTGAAAAGGTGGAACCGTTGGAATGAGGTGGTCTTGATGTTCCACAAGGTCGCAAATGTGAAGCCGGACGGGGGGCTGTTTCTTCGAGTGGAGTTCGTCAACGGAGAAGTCAGACGATATGATGTTTCGCAGCTGTTTCCGAGGTTTCCGGTGTTCCTCAATCTGAAAAAGCCAGCGCTATTTGACACGGTTCAGGTTGACCCCGGCGGGTATGGAATCAGCTGGAATGAGGACATTGATTTGTCGTGTGACGAGCTGTACCACATGGGGATACCACAGTAAGTGAATAAAGGCTCCCATAGGTGGGAGTCTTAGCCGAAGGGCTGCTTGTGCGAAAGCACGGGTGGCCCTTATTTTTATCAATTTCGTGGACGCACGAAATTGATTTACAAGAAATGGAGGATTTTATGAACACAACAGCAAAAAAGATTTCAGTCCTTGGAACGGATTATACGATTCGATTCGTGGAATCCGGGCAGGACGAGTATATGGACCGTATGAATTACGGCGGCCTCTGTGATGGGGATTCTCACGAAATCTTCATCCTTCTGCTCAAAACTTGCAAAGAATGGGAGAAAGACCCGGACGAAACAATTGAGGCAAAACAGCGGGAGATCATACGGCATGAGCTGGTCCACGCCTTTCTGAACGAAAGCGGGCTGCGGTACAACAGCCTCCCCACAGATGGTGCATGGGCAAAGAACGAGGAAATGGTGGACTGGTTTGCAATCCAGTTTCCAAAGATGCTGAAAGCATTTCAGCAGGCGGACGCTCTGTGAGGTGAGGGTATGGATTATGGAGAATTATCAACATCCATTCTGGGGGCCATGGAGCGCCGCCCTGCGGACGTTTCGGCCTATGAGGACCTGTTATCGCTCTGCATGAATTGGGCCGGGAATGACTTCGCTGCGGCCCACAGGGAGAGCAAACAGCTTCGGGACAAATGCGCCAAAATGATGGAGAAAGTCCCGGCAGAAGCAATCGGAAAATTCTATACGTTGTGGCGGCGGTGTCTGCTGTTTGACGCTCCGTATGATTTTGATAGCTATCTGACATATATTGAGCTGGATCGAAAGTTGGAAAAGCGGTTCTATCAGCCGAGAAAGCACTATCTGAAACGGTATGTGGATGCCTATCAGAAAATTCTGGATGGAGACTTGGACTTTTTGTCTATTTCTATGCCAAAACGTGCCGGAAAATCGCAGCTGGGAATCAACTTCACAAATATGCTTTCCGGGAAATTTCCGGAAAAAGCAACGCTGATGGAGGGGACCGGCGATGATCTGGTCAATTCTTTCTACAAGGGCTGTCTGGAATACCTTCAAACGCCGAGCGAATACCTGTTTTACGATGTTTTCCCTGAAAGCAAACTGGTTCAGACGAATGCGGACACAAAGACGCTGAACCTGAAAAATAGGTCCAGATTCCCGACAATTATGTGCCGTTCCATCGATGCACGGCAGGTCGGCTTGTCCGAAGCAACGAATCTGTTGTACCTTGATGACTGCGTCGAAGGGCGAGAAGAAGCGAAGAACCGTCAGCGCCTTGATGAAAAGTGGGAGGTAATTTCCGGTGACATTATCGGACGTGCCATCGAGGGAACCCCTATTGTTATTTGCGGAACACGGTATTCTTTGTATGATCCGATTGGTCGGTTGCAGGAGGAAATGAAAAAGCAGAATAAGCGTTGTGAGATTATCGAAACCCCTGCTCTTGACCTGGTTACTGACGAAAGCAATTTTGAGTATATCCGAGACGGGAAGAAAGTGTTTACGACACAGTATTTCCGGGACCAGCGGGATATGTTGTCTGCCGAGCAGTTTGAATCTGAGTTCCAGCAACAGCCGTTTGAAGCAAAGGGTCTGCTATTCCCGGAGGGGAATTTGAACAGATTTTTTGAGCTTCCTGTTGGCAAGGAGCCAGATACCATCATCGCTGCCTGTGATACAGCTGACAAGGGAGCAGACTACTGCGCCATGCCGGTTGCGGCGATCTATGGGCAGGAAGTGTATATTATCGACGTGGTTTTTGACGATTCTACACCGGAAGTCACAAAGCCGGAGGTTGCAAAGGCGTTGGTTAAAAACAAGGTTGTTTCTGCCATGTTTGAAAGCAATAACGCCGGAAGCTACTTTGCGAGGGACGTACAGGACATTATCAAGAGCAAAGGGTATATGTGCAGCATCCGAACAAAGAGAACAATCAGCAATAAGCAAACCCGCATTGAGTTTGCGTCCGACAATATCCTCAAGCATTTCTACTTCAGGCATCAATCCACTTATGAAAGAAACAGTCAGTACGCTGAGTTCATGAGGCAGGTAACGACATATACCCGATCCGGTAAGGTGGCTCACGATGATGGGGCAGACTCACTTAGTTTGCTGGAAAATGAAATCAGAGGCTTGATAGGAGCAAAGGTTGAAGTGTTTGCCCGCCCGTTTTAACCATTTTGTTGCGAATGGTTGTATAGCATAAAAGTACTTGACAAACCAAATGAAACTTGTATAATTGTATGCGTGAAATAATAGCTATAGGGGGGTGTGCGATACGGGAAGCAGAAAACTGTTTGGGCGGAAGGTCATTTATACCGAGGTCCCCGAAATCAATGAAGGAAACATCGTTGACGTGCTGCGGAAGGCCCAGGACGTGCACCTTGCCAACCAGGCCGAGATTGACTACCTCTATCGCTACTACCGTGGAGATCAACCTATCCTATACCGGGAAAAGGACGTTCGGCCGGAAATCAATAACATGGTCGTGGAGAACCGGGCGAACGAAATCGTCTCCTTCAAAACAGGCTACCAGGTTGGCGAACCCGTCCAGTATGTGAGCCGAGGCGGGGATGAGCGCATTTCCTCCGAGGTTCTGACCCTGAACGATTATATGCTGTCGGAGGATAAGCCCGCAAAGGACAAGGAGCTTGTCGATTGGGGGAATATCTGCGGTACAGCATACAGAATGGTCCTGCCGGATGCACTTGCAGACATAGAAGCGGATGAAGCCCCGTTTGAAATCTTCACGCTGGACCCCCGGTATGCGTTTGTGGTCTACTCTGTCGGGCTGGGTCACAAGCCAATGATGGGTGTTCGATACGTCAAGAAAGAGGACGGAACCATTGTATTCTCCTGCTGGACGGAGGACCGGTATTTTGAGGTGTGGGATACCTGGGCTGTGGTTCGCAGCGAAGACCAGATTCTCGGAATCCCCATCATCGAATACCCGGCGAATCAGGCCCGGCTTGGCTCTTTTGAGATTGTCATTCCGCTGCTGGATGCCATCAACATGACGGAAAGCAACCGGATTGACGGAATTGAGCAGTTCGTCCAGGCCTACTGGAAGTTTGTGGGATGCCGGATTGACGAGCCGCTGTTCAATCAGTTCAAGGAACTGGGTGCAATCATGGTCCCTCCGAATGACACGGGCGGAAACATTGACGTTGACCTCATCACCAAGGACATGAACCAGGAGCAGGTTCAGAAGCTGGTGGACAGTATGTATAATGCCGTCCTGACCATCTGTGGGATGCCGAACCGCAACGGTGGAACCTCCACAAGCGACACCGGTTCTGCGGTCATCATGCGGGACGGCTGGTCCGCTGCGGAAGCCCGTGCGAAGGACAGCGAACTTGTTTTCAAGCGGTCCGAAAAAGAGTTTTTGAAGCTGGTCCTGCGTATCTGCCGGGACCTGGGCGGTCTCAGCCTGAAGCTGTCTGCTCTGGAAATCCGGTTTACCCGGCGGAATTATGAGAACATCGCTCAGAAGTCGTCCGTGCTGACGCAAATGTTGGGATGCGATAAAATCGCCCCGGAACTGGCGTTTACCCACTGTGGCCTATTCAGCGATCCGCAATTGGCTTATCGCATGAGTTTACCATACATCCAAGCGGCGCAGGAACGGAATGCGTCGGCCGCACAGAACGGAGGGGATGACAATGGCAGCCAGCCTGACACAGAAGGAAGTGGAGGCAGTTGAGGAAATCCTCAATCGCCGGAATCAAGCGGAGATCAAGGTGGAGCAAGGCAAGGTCGTTGTTATTGAAATCCGCCGAAAACGTGTGAACTGAACATTTTGCCCCTCATAGGTGAGCGGGAACAGCCGAAGGGCTTTCGATACCTGAAATTGGTGTCGGAAGCCCTTCTTTTGTTTTATATGCCTCCATAGCTCAACTGGTAGAGCAGCTGATCTGTAATCAGCAGGTTGCGGGTTCAAGTCCTGCTGGCGGCTCCACGATGGGAAGATTGCATAATAGGCTGGGTGCTGATAGCGCAGGGGAGCAATTACGCTACAGAGTGGTTATCTGTAGCAAGCAATACGGAAACTTGCCGTAACTGGTATCGGAGCGGTTTGCTAAACCGTCCAGGCAAAAGCCTGTGTGGGTTCAAGTCCCGCAGTTTCCGCCATAACGCATCCGTCCGAGTGCGGTTTGCGCTGAGGCCGATAACGAGACGGCTGTCAAAATATCTCGTTGCACGGAAGAAGGAAAATCCAAACATTTTAATCAACAGAAAGGATTGATAACAATGTTCGTAGAAATCGCAAAGATTGGGAAGCAGGAACGGCCAACAGTTACAAGTCTTGATGTGGCGGATACCTTCGGGAAGCTGCATCAACACGTTCTCAGGGACATTCGTGAACTCGGATGCAGTGAGGAATTCCGGCTGTCCAATTTTGGACAGTCAAGCTATGAGAATTCGCAAGGCCACAAGCAACCTATGTTCATAATGACCAGAGACGGCTTTACTCTTTTGGTCATGGGGTACACCGGAGAACTCGCTATGAAGTTCAAGGAAGCGTACATCAAGCAGTTCAACGCTATGGAAGCTGCCTTGCAAGGCAAACTGATTGAGCGTGAAAAAGGTATCGCCGTTCGGCAGGCACTGACGAAAGCCTTGCAGCAGTCCAGTGAAGACGAGCGAATGCACGGACACGCATATTCCAATTACACAAATTGCATCTACAAGACACTTTTCGGCAAAGATGCCGCTCAGCTTCGGCTTGATTATGGTATCGGGCCAAAAGAAAATCTCCGGGATGTATTCTCGCAGGAGGAGTTATCTGCCGTCCAGTCTATGGAGAGGCTTGTAAGCGGCCTTGTTGATTGCGGGTGGGAATATACGCAAATCAAAGAATTTATCGGTAAAACCAACTCAAAGCTGGCGATTACCGCATAAACGGCAGCAGGGAAGCTGCCATATCAAAAACGCAAACGGGAGACAACCCATAAAAACGGAAAACATGGCGGAGGGAACCGCCTGACCAAACGCAGGAGGAGAAAACATGAAAATCGACACGTCCAAAATTGAAGGTTACGCAGAAATGACCCCTGAGCAGAAGCTGGCCGCTTTGGAGGGCTTCGAGTATGAGGACCACGCAGCCGAACTGGAAAAGCAGAAGGCAGCGGTGTCCAAGGCCAATTCCGATGCGGCAGAATGGAAGCGGAAGCACAACGCCCTTCTCACCGATGAGCAGCGGAAGCAGCAGGAGCAGGCTGACAAGCTGGAATCCATGGAAAAGGAGCTGGCCGGGCTTCGCAAGGAGAAGACCGTTTCTGAGTACAAGGCAAAGCTGGTGGCCCAGGGCTATGATGAAGCCCTTGCGAATGAAACCGCTGCGGCTATGGAATCCGGCGATATGACCACGGTTTTCACCAACAACCAGAAGTTTTTGACGGACTACGCCAAGCGTGTTGTCGCCGAAAAGCTGAAGGGGACCCCCAGAGGCGCAGACGGCGGGACCGGTGGTGTCGGCATGGATTACTCCAAGAAAATCACAGAGGCCCAGGGCAGCGGTGATTATGCTGCCGCTGCGTATTACACCCGCCTCAAGGCAGAGGCGGAAGCATCCAATAACAAGTAAAGGAGACTGATAAACCTATGGCAATTGCAACCAGTTTCGGCGTACTGAACTACTCCGGGATGTTGTTCAACAAGGGCAACACCCGCTGCCCGCTGAGTTCCATCATCGGCGGCAGAGCAAAGACGACCAATCACGTTGAGTTTGTGACCGGTCAGGAGTACACCACCGCAGGCGGTGAACAGCCCGCCATTTCTGAAACAGCATCTCTGACAGCCCCTGAGGCGACCGTTGTCACCCGGGCCCAGAAGACCAACGTCACCCAGATTTTCCACGAATCTGTTGGCGTGTCCTATGCGAAACAGTCCAACATGGGCACCCTGAGCGGTATCAACATCGCCAACCAGCAGGAAAACCCCATGAACGAACTGGATTTCCAGGTGGCGGCAAAGATGCAGAAGGTGAACCGGGACATTGAGTTCACCTTTGTGCAGGGCACATACAACAAGGCCACCACCGATGCCACCATCAACAAGACCCGTGGTCTGACCGAGGCCATCGAGAGCAATGTCGTTGCTATGGCCAGCAAGCCTCTTGGCCTGTGGAACATCGCTGACGGCGTGAAGAAGGTCTATGAGGCAAACGCTCCGCAGGACGGCCTCGTTCTGTGGTGCGATGCTACCACCATGTTCCAGATCAACGCCGACGCTGTGCAGAACGGTCTGACCGTTATCCCTGCTGCCCGTGAGATCAACGGCATCAAACTGTCCAGCGTTGTGACCCCTCTGGGCGTTGTCTACCTGTATCTTGGCGAGTTCCTGCCCAAGGGTACGGCCCTGCTGCTGAACCTGGACGTTATCTCCCCGGTGTATCAGCCGGTTCCCGGAAAGGGCAACTTCTTCCTGGAGCAGCTGGCCAAGACCGGCGCAGGTGAGCAGTACCAGTTGTTCGGTCAGATTGGCCTGGACCACGGTCCCGAATGGTATCATGCCAAGTTCACCGGCATTGCCCAGACCTTCACGGCTCCCACATACAGCCGGAGCGTGTATATCGCCAACGACGCGAAGAACCCCGTGAATACCAAGGCCGTAACTGCCTAAATTGAAAGGAGGCGGAAATCATGCCGGAAGAAGAAAAAATCTCCATGGTGAAAGCCATGGCGGGTGAATCGGATACCGCCGTGGTTTCCGCCTACCTTGCTTTGGCCGGTCACAAAATCTGCCGCAAGGCATATCCGTTTGACCCGACGCAGAACATTGTCCCGGACCAGTACGCCATGACACAGGTGGAAATCGCTGTGTACCTGCTGAACAAGCGGGGAGCGGAAGGGGAATCCGCCCACTCCGAGAATGGCGTTTCCCGGACATATGAGAACGGAGATGTTCCAGCCTCTATGCTTCGGGGGATTGTGCCGATGGTCGGTGTGTTTGAGGCAACAACATGAAAATCATGGAACGCAACAAGCGGCCCCTCTGGTATCTGCTGTACGACCGCAAGGCCCCTGCGGTAGACGCAAAAGGCAATGAGACGGGTGAAGAAATCATCGTTTATAAGCCTGCTGTAGCGCTCAGGGCGAATGTTTCCCCCGCATCCGGGTACTCTCAGGTAGAGCAGTTCGGCAACCTCGCCGGGTATGATAAGGTCATCGTCACGGACGATATGTCCTGCCCAATTGACGAGAATACCGTTCTGTTCGTGGACAAAGAGCCGGAATACCGGGAAGCGGACGGAAAGCCCCTGTACGATTATATCGTCAAACGGGTGGCGAAGTCCCTGAACATCATTGCCTATGCCGTAACGAAGGTGAGCGTGTCGTGAGCCGAAAGAAAATCGTCGTTCCGCTGTCCGAATCCGGCATCCAGAAGATTCAGGATGAATTGATGGTTTACCGGAAATGGCAGGAGGAAAAGGCACGGGAGTTGGCGGAGCGCCTGGCCGCTCTTGGCGCAACGGTGGCTTCTGTTCGGTTTTCCAGAGCCGTCTACACCGGGAAAAAGGACGTAGAAGTAACCGTAGAGGGGCTGCCGAACGGGTACAAGGTGAAAGCGGATGGAGAATCCGTTCTGTTCATTGAGTTCGGGTCAGGCGTGACATACGGCTACGGACACCCAGAGGCAGGGGAGTTCGGCATGGGGCCTGGTACATATCCTGACGGGAAAGGCCATTGGGATGACCCGAAAGGATGGTATCTCCCCAAAAGTGCCGGTGGCGGGCATACCTTCGGTAATCCACCTGCGATGCCCATGTATGAAGCCAGAAAAGCCATTGAACAGGAGCTGCCGAGAATCGTCAAGGAGGTATTTAGATGATTGACATTGAGAATCAGATATATACCCCCATTGCGGCGGCGCTTCGGGAGAAGTTCCCTGGGATTTCCGTAAGCGGCGAGTATGTGAAGGCCCCTCCAAAGTTCCCGTATGTGAGTATTGTCGAACAGGACAATTACACGACGGTCAGCCGGTTGGACAGCAGCGACTGGGAACGGTATGCAACGATCCTGTACGAAGTGAACGTCTATTCGGACAAGGCCGGTGCAAAGAAATCTACCTGTCGGGCAATCCTTCGCTGCATTGACGAAATGCTTTACCGGAAGAACTTCACCAGAATCTCCATGAACCCGGTTCCAAACATGGAAAATGCCACAATTTACCGTCTGAACGCAAGGTATCGAGCGGAAACGGATGGAAAAACAACATTTAGACGTTGAATAACGCAAAACATTCCGCAAGGGCGGAATGAAAGCCGATGGGCTGTTTCGTAAAGAAACGGCCCATTTTATTTTACAAGAAAGGATTGATGACTTATCGCTATCTCTACTTATCGCGTTTTCCTCATGAAGAAGAAGGACGTAGGCACCGATTATGAAAAGCTCATCGACATCAAGGAGTTTCCCGACCTGGGCGGCGATCCTGAGATGCTTGAGACAACCACCCTGTCCGACAAGATGCAGACCTACATCGCCGGTATCCAGTCCCTGGATGCGCTTTCCTTCACGGCGAACTACACCCTGGCGGACTACAAGAAGCTGCTGGCCCTGGAAGGCAAGACAACCAGTTTTGCGGTCTGGTTCGGCGGCACCGGCGAGGCGGACACCCTGACCCCCACCGGTTCTGACGGCAAGTTCAAGTTCGACGGGCAGCTGACCGCCTATCCCACCGGCGGCGGTGTGAATGAGGTCGTTGACCTGAACATTTCCATTGCCCCGTCCACGCCCATCACTTTGGATGCTACGGAGTAAACACACGGCGAAAGGCCGAATTTAGGAGGTTTTAGCGATGGCTAAGAAAATCAAAATCCCCAGCGGCAACAAAAAGTATGTGCTGGAGTACACCCGAAAGACTGCATCCGTGATGGAGCGCAGCGGGTTCAATCTGGACGAGTTGACCGACAAGCCGAACACCATGATTCCCATGCTGTTCCGGGGCGCTTTCCTGGCGAACCACAAGGACACCAAGGAAAGCACCATCGAAAAGATTTACGATGGTCTGACCCGCAAGACGGCGCTTATCAATGAACTTATTGATATGTACCGGGCTACCAGCGAGACGCTGCTTGACGATACTCCCCTAGAAGACGAGGGAAACCCCGACTGGGAGACGGAGGAGTAAGCAATCTGCTTCCCGAAAACGAAGGGGGTGGGGATTCCCCCACTCCCTTTTTCGCTTACACAAAGGCCTTTGAAAAGGCATTCCCTTATTACCTCGCAATCGGCATGACCTATGAACAGTTCTGGGAGCAGGATGTTGATTTGGTCAAGTATTACCGGCAGGCGTGGAAATTGAAGCAGGAGGCCAAAAATCAGGACCTTTGGCTTATGGGTGCTTACGTTTACGAAGCGATCCTGAATGCTTCGCCGGTCCTCCACGATTTTGTGAAAAAGGGAACAAAACCGATTCCGTACAGGGATGCCCCGTACCCGCTCTATAAAAAGCCGGAGGAAGAAAAGCCGAAAGCAATTGAGCGGGCAGAACGGAAATCGGACAAGAAAGCACAGACAATGATGGAGATTTTTATGGTCTCCTTCAACAGGCGTTTTGAAAAGAAGGGCGGTGAAGAAAACGGCAGATAACGTAGAAATGCAGGGCATTGAGTTCCAGATTATTAACGACAGTGACGAGGCAGCGAAGGGCCTTGAACGGCTTGAACGTGCGCTGTCGAATCTGAAAATCAATGTAAAAGAAGGCGCTTCTTCCCTCTCCCAAATTGGAAACGGCATTTCCAAGCTGCGACAGTCCCTGAAAGACATCGACCCGACCGGGATTGGGGACAAACTGAAATCTCTTTCCACTGCGGTAAATAACCTAAAAATCGACCGTTCCGCTACCATTTCGTCCTCTTTGCCGAAGAACATCACGGCGCTCAACGAGGCAGCCTTGGCAGCCGACCCAGCCAAAATCACCAGCATCGGCACGTCGCTGCAAACCATTGCCGACGTCGGTAATTCGGCGAAAATCTCCGCCGCTCTCCCGAAAAACCTTGAGGATTTGAGCGTTGCGCTTTCCTATATTGACCCTTCTGCGGCCTCCATTCTGCGAGACATCGGAGACGGACTGAAACCGCTTTCTGAGTTGGGGACGGCGCACCTGACCTCCTACATCAATCAGCTGGGGAAATTCCCGAAGCTGATCGAGGACCTGGGAAAGCTGGATATTGCCAAATTTTCAGACGAGATGCGGGACCTTGCCGATGCCATGAAGCCGTTTGCAGACGAAATGGCGAAGGTTTCTTCCGGATTCTCTGCGTTCCCCAGCCGTATCCAGAGGCTTATTACCTCCACAGAGCAGTACAACGGGACGGTTAAAAGGGCAACGAGAAACACAAACAGTTTTGGTTCCGCTCTGAAAAAGGTTAGCCTTGCCGTCGTCATAAAAGATGTTGGGTTGTTTATCGGCAAAGCAATGGAAAAGGCATCCCAATATCAGGAAGTCCTGAACCTGTTTACGGTCTCCATGGGTGAATATGCTAAAGAGGCGTATGAATACGCACAGACTGTTTCGGATGCAATGGGCATTGACCCTGCCGAATGGATGGAAAATCAGGGTGTTTTCAACACCATCATCACGGGCTTCGGCGTGGCCGGTGACAAAGCGGCCTATATGTCCAAGAACCTGACCCAGCTGAGCTATGACCTAGCCTCGTTCTACAACATCGGGTTCACGGAGGCCATGCAGAAGGTGCAGTCTGGTATCGCTGGCGAACTTGAACCGATGCGTCGCCTTGGCTACGATTTGTCCGTTGCCCGGTTGGAGCAGGAACGCCTGAACCTCGGTATCGAAAAAAGCGTGTCTGACATGACCCAGGCGGAGAAGTCTCAGCTGCGTTATTACGCCATGATGACCCAGGTAACACAGGTGCAGGGCGACATGGCCCGGACGCTGAACCAGCCTGCAAATATGCTTCGGATTTTGAGGGCCGAACTGGAACAGACTGCCCGTGCATTTGGCAATATCTTTATCCCCATTCTGACCAACGTCCTTCCGTGGCTGATCGCCGTGGCACAGGGCATCCGGGAAATTGTCGTTGAGCTTGCACGGCTTTTCAACATCGAAATCGGTGAAGTCGATTGGGGCAGCAGTTTTTCCACGGCAGCCGGAGCAACTGGTGAAATCGAGGACAACATGAGCGGAGCCGCAGGTGCGGCGAAAGACCTGAAACGTTACCTGGCCGGTTTTGACGAACTGAACGTTCTCCCGGATAAAACATCCGGTGGGAGCGGGGGCGGCGTTTCTGCGGGCGGTGGCGGCCTTGACATCCCGCTTTTGGGCTATGACTTTCTTGATGATGAAATCAATAAGAAGGTCAGCGCAATCAAAGAAAAACTGGAACCGGTTATTTCCTTTGTCAAGGATAACATGGAAGAGATTCTGGAGTTGGCTACGACAATTGGGATTGCCGTGCTTGCATGGAAACTGTCAAACGAGTTCCTGACCGGAATTAGTATGCTCAAAACGCTTGCCAAAAACGGCCTTTCCATTCCGCTTACAATTGTGGCTGGTGTGATCCTAAGTGCAACTGGCTTCAAAATTGAATTTAGTGGGATCGAAGATGCTATCGAGAAGAAACTCAACAGCTTCAATTTCGGAGAAATCGTTCTTGGCGGTCTCACTGGTACAGCTGGTGCCGGTCTTTTGGGGAAGGGCATTGGACAGTTCATAGCAAAAGCGTTTGGTACAAGCTCCGTGGCGAAGGCAATTACAGCTGGTGGAGGTGCGATAAGCACAGGGATTATCGGGGCAGCCATTGGCGGAATTGTCGCTGGAATCCCAATGTTTATTACCGGTATATATGATGCAATCGTGAACGGCCTGAACATTTTGAATGGATTGCTGATTCCTGCCGGTGCAACAATGGCGGGTGCTGGGATCGGTGCCATTATCGGCTCCCTAGGAGGCCCAATTGGCACCGGAATAGGTGCATTGATTGGGCTGGTAGTAGGCGCACTGACAGACCTTGGTATTCTAATTTACGAGAAATGGGATGAAATTTGCGCTTTCTTTGCACCTGTTGCGGAATGGTTCAATGTGAATGTTGTTCAACCAATATCTGGCTTCTTCTCCGAACTTTGGTCCGGCATTGTCAAAACATTTTCCCCAGCTGTTACATGGTTTTCTGATTTATGGAAAAGCGTGAGCCAAACATTCAAGGATGTTTTCTACGATATAGGCGTAATTGCGAACGGAACATGGGAGACCATTAAAATCGTTTGGGGCATTGCATCTGGTTGGGTAGACACAAAAATTATCAAGCCGATCTCCGGACTTTTTTCCTCTCTTTGGTCTGGAATTAAAAAGTGGGCTTCTGATGCATGGGACAAGATTCGCAATGGATTTTTGACCGCATACAACTACATTGACACCCGCTTTTTGAAACCCTTGAGGTCTGCGGTATCGACTGTATTTGATGGGATGGTTGGTGCAGTAAAAGCGGCATTGAATGGCGTAATATCTGCCCTGAATTCTGCACTGCGTTGGATGTTCGGTGGAATCAACAGTATTTTAAGCAGCCTAAAAAATATCAGCGTTGCTGGATATTCTCCGTTTGCAGGGCTGAAAACAATTAACGTCCCTCAAATTCCAATGCTTGCCGAAGGCGGTTTCCCGGACCCCGGCCAGTTCTTCTTTGCCCGTGAAAACGGTGTCCCGGAAATGGTCGGCTCCATCGGACGCAGAACAGCTGTTGCCAACAACGACCAGATCGTTGAAGCCGTCAAAGCCGGTGTCTACGAAGCCGTTGTTGCGGCTACCGGCGGCGGGAACAACCAGAACGGCGGTCAGGCGCAGGTGGTGTCCGCCAACGTCAACGGAAAGAACCTGTTTGAGTTTGTGGTGGATTATGCCCGTGGCGAAACCGTTCGTACCGGTGCGAACCCCCTGCTGGAATTTTGACCGGAGGTGATGCGGATTGACGATCAACAAATTCGACCCGCAGAACCGCTGGATGGTGGGCGACAAGCCCATCTACGAACCCAGCGGCGGGGTGTCCATCCAACATGAAAACATTGCCGGTTCCAGCAGCGGACGAACCGAAGACGGCGTTATCCATATCGACTGGGTGCGCCGGGACGTTCGGAAAGTCGGCCTGAAATGGAAGGCAATGACCGAGGATGAACTGAACTATATCGTTGACCTGATGCAGGGCAAAGAATATCAGTTCACGTTCCTGGACCGTGGCAAAAAGTACACGATGGAGGCGTATTCCTCAAACTGCTCCTACACCATGTATTCCTACGCTCTGGGGAACACCATCTACACCGACGTGAGCATCAACGTCATTGAAAAGTAAAAGGAGGCGGAATCAGTGCTGTCAAATAAGTTTGTGAGAAGCGACGGAACGGTGATTGATTCCGCCTCCATCATCTCCTGCAAGTGGACCTCTGGGGTAAACAGCTCCACGAACCTGACCGTCGGCGATACGACAGCGGATTCCGTGGACGTGCAAATCCGGAACCCTGAAAAGGGAATTGTCACCGGGGAGGCCCTGGAATATTACAAGGCGGATGGCAATACGGAAACAAAAGTCGGTGTGTTTTATGCCGAAGCCCCGACCGTAGCCTCCAAAGTGTCCATCCGGTTTACCGCCTATGACAGCATCGCCAAGCTGGGCGTGGATGCGTCCCCATGGCTCATGGAAAATCAGGATAATTTCCCGATGAGCCTTCGGGCCATCGTGGATGCCGTTTGCGACCTGGCGGGAATTACAGGAAAGCCCGGAACGTTTTCGCATGAAGATTTACAGGTCCCTGCCTTTTATTCTGACGGCATTACAGCCCGGCAAATCGTCTCCTGGGCCGCTCAGATTGCCGGGTGCTTCTGCCGAAGCACTTCTAGCGGGGGAATTGAATTTGCCTGGTACAAAGCCACGGAGACCGTCATAAGCGATTCCAAGGCCACCGGAACGATACAGTATATGCAGGACAGCTTGTCTTGCAAGCAGTATCAGACGGACGTTATTCAGCGGGTGCAGCTGAAACAGGCGGATGATGACGTTGGCGTTATTTACCCGGCGGATGCAGACGGAAACGTATTTGCAATATCCGGAAACCTTATGCTGTCCATGCTTGATACGCCCACGCTGGAAGCAATCGCCCAGGACCTCTATGCGAAGGTAAAGGATATATCCTATACCCCGGCAGAATGCAAGCTGTTCCCGACCTGTGCGGTGAATGCCGGGGACATTATCAAAATTAACACCGTGCAGACAGGGGAATTGACGGTTTACGTCATGTCCGTCTACACAGATTCCTCCGGGACGCAGGTTTCCAGCACCGGAGATCAGAATTATTCAGATAAAGCTGCCGTGTCCTCCGAGAAGTACCAGAACCCGCAGGGGCGGTATTACCTCCTGAAAAAGTCTATTGACGGCCTGAAAGCTACGGCAAAGGACCTGGAAGGGAATATCTCTGAGATCGAGCAGACAGCCGAAAGGATCGCTACATCCGTTGCGGACCAGGGCAATGCAATCACACGGTTGCAGCAGACCTCCAAAGAGATCAGCGCCACCGTGACCTCCATCGTGGAGAACGGCGTGGACAAAGTGACGACCTCCTTCGGCTTGACCATCGACGAATCCTTCGTGCATATTCAGCGGTCCGGTTCGGAAATGGAAAACCGGCTGGATGAAACCGGTATGTACGTCATGCGAGGCAACGAGATTATGCTCCAGGCCAACAAGGACGGCGTGATCGGTACGGATATGACCGTGCGGAATTACCTCATCATCGGCTCTCATGCCCGGTTTGAGGACTACACAGACGATGACGGCGCAGCAGGGACCGCCTGCTTCTACATCTGAGGGGAGCGTAAGATATGCCATCTTTTAACATTTCTTCCGGCGTGTCCAGCCTGTACCTCATTGTAACCTATACCGTGGGCCAGTACGATGTTGTGGCCAATACGACCCCCGTATCTATGTCCCTGTCCCTGCACCATGCGGGGCTTTCCGTGGGAGCCGGTACGGATGACTGCGCCCTTACCATCGGGAGCCAGACATACAAGTGGACCGGCCCGGACATCTATTCCAGCGGCGGCGGAACCGTCTCCCTGGGGTCCCACAAGTTTACCGTCCCACATAATGCGGACGGCACCTGGTCCGGGAAGATCGGGGCCAGCTACCGCCTGAACATCAACTACGGCGGGACGTATATTGGCACGATCTCCGGCGGCCAGACCATCACGCTGCCCGCCATCCCAAGGGCCTCCACGGTGTCTGCCACGGATGCCAATATCGGCAGCGTCAGCTCCATCTATATCAACGCCAAGAGCAGTGCCTTTTCCCACGGCCTGCTGGTAACATTCGGGAGCCTGAATTTTTACCTGGACGGCAACGGCAACCCATCCAGCAGCTACGTCACCTTTATGCAGCGCACGGTTCCGTTCCGGCTGCCGGACAGCTTTTATGCGCAGATACCCAATTCAGCCACCGGCGAGGTGACGCTGACCCTCTGGACCCACACGGACAAGGACCACTACTTTGACCCAGAGACCACAACGTTCACGGCGACGGCTGCTGCGGCGCTCTGTGCGCCGACTGTAAGCGCTACCTGCCAGGATACCAACGAAAAAACCCTTGCGCTGACGGGCAACGCTGACGCTCTGGTGCGGTATGCTTCCACGGCATCCGGAAGCCTGAGCGTTGCAGCCAGGAACAGCGCCAGCATCAAGCGCATCACGGTAGCCGGTAGGGAGGTCCCGCTGAACGCCACATCCTACTCCATCACCAACGTGGAGACCAACAAGGTGACGATCACGGCCACGGACAGCCGAGGTTACAGCACTACCCAGACCATCGAAAAGACGCTGGTCCCCTATGTCCAGCTGACCTGTAACATCCTTCGGGCAAACCGGCCCGTGCCGTCCTCCAACGAGGCGCAAATTGAGATTGCAGGGCAGTATTTCGCCGGGAACTTCGGGGCAGCGGACAACACCCTGACCCTGAAATATCAGAATCCATCCGGGGACTGGGTGGCGGTAACGCCTACCATTGATACAAAAAAGAACACCTACACGGCGAGTATCACCGTGCCTGACTTGGACTACCGTCAGGCGTTCAGCATCCCAGTACAGGCAGAGGACAAACTGTTCACGGCGACCAATACCGCCCAGATAATGGCCGGTGTGCCGTCCTTCTATTGGACAAAAGAGTTTTTTCAACTGAACGTACCGCTGCGGCTAAGTAATTCCCTTGGGTATGTGAATATGCCGATCCTGTATATGGAGAATGACACTGCTGATACAGAGGAACGGTTTGAATCATCTCTTACAGAGAAACTGGCGCAGATGCCGAACGAGTCTATGACGTTTGTATTGTGGAGCTGTCATCCGAAGGTTACAGGGCAAAATGTGTATAGTGCACTCATCAAACATAACGCCAATTACGCAGTTCTTGTGGGGTTCTCTTATGGTCAAAAAGTTGCACAGATGTTTACAAAAACGTTATGGAACGGGACCTGGCAAGCAAGCCATCAAACAACACTTTAAGGAGGTAAAACAATATGGACAGAATTTTTGGCATCGATGTATCGGATTGGCAGGGAGACATCGATTGGGCGAAGGCCAAGGCCGCAGGCGTGAAATTTGCGCTGCTGAAATGTGGCTACGGCATGGACCTGACCGATCAGGACGACGATTGCTTTGTGCGGAACGCCAGCGAGTGTGAACGCCTGGGCATCCCCTACGGCGTGTACCTCTACAGCTACGCCAACACCATGGAGAAGGCCAAGAGCGAGGCGGCGCACGTCCTCCGGATGCTCAAGGGCCGGAAGCCCCAGTACCCGGTGTACCTGGACCTGGAGGACGAGATCACCCTCTCCGCAAGCAAGGAACAGATTCTGGCCCAGGTGAAGGCCTGGTGCGAGATCATCGAGGCAGCCGGTTACAAGGCGGGCATCTACGCAAACCTGTACTGGTGGGACAACTACCTCACCGACCCCTGGTATGATACCAAGGAGCGCTGGGTGGCCCAGTATTACACAAAGTGCGAGTATGCCAAGGACTACGGCATCTGGCAGTACACCAGCAGGGGCAGCGTGGCCGGTGTGAATGGGAACGTTGACTGCGACTGGTGCTACAAAGACTACCTGGCCACGGAGCCGGAAGTGCCGGATATAACCCCGGAGGCCCCCAGTGAGACCGTCTACGTCGTGAAATACGGCGACACCCTCAGCGGTATTGCCAATGAGTACGGCACGACCTATCAGGCCCTGGCGGCTTACAACGGCATTGCAAATCCCAACCTCATCCATGTGGGAGACAAAATCCGCATCCCCGGAACCGTCGAAGCCCCTGCAAAGTCCATCGAGGACCTGGCCCGTGAGGCAATCCGTGGAGACTGGGGCAATGGGGACGAGCGGGAAAAGCGTCTCACTGCTGCCGGGTATGACTACGATGCCGTGCAGACCAGGGTAAACACCCTGCTTGGCTGATGTGCCCAAATCGGGCACAAACGAAAGGAGGCCCCTTATGAATATCCGTGACCATCCCTTTTTGTGGCAGTGGGACCGCAACCGGGCGCTTGCCATCAATGAGCCGGGGGCGCTCTACGTAGACTTCGACCGTCCTGGGGAGACTCCGGACAGGCGGAAAGTCGTTGACGGCATTGCCGAGATCAGCGACACTTGGCTGCAAAAGGCGGGGCCGAAAAATATCTATATCTGCATCCAGGGCGGAACTCTTATCGGGTACACGCTGCTAGTCCTGCCCCGGCCAAAGCCTGTTGATTACGTGGACATAAACGATGCAAAGTATGAGGCCCTGAAAGCCGATATGCTCCAGCGAATCGCCGACACGGATGCAGACTTGCAGGCCCATAAAAAAGCCTGGGCGGAAGAAGTCGAGCGGGAAACGGCAGTTCTGGAAGCCATGGGCGAAGATGCCCGGCAGAAGGCCAAGGCGACACAGACCGGAATCGAGGCCCTGGAAGCGTCCATCGATGCCACATATGAGGGGCTGGACATCCTGAAAAGCCGGGTACCGGACGTGACCCTCACCAAAGCCGAGGAGGCGGCGGATTCCTCCGAAATCGGGAACCGGCTGCTGGCATTGGAACGGCTCATCGGGCGAATCCGTCTGCCGCCGGTAAATACCATCCTGCGAAGCCTTGCTTCTGCTCTGGCCCGGGCTGAAAAATCCATCCTGGCGAAAGCGTCCGCCTCCGGGAAATCAAAGGGTACGGCATCATCGGTCACGGGCCTTTCTCATGCGGCGGGAGCCGCTGGGAAAAGCCGGACGGCCTCCGAAGCTACAATTTATCCCCGGAACCTGACGTTTGCGGAAGCTGCTTACCTGGCCCCGGTGAAAAGCAAGGCCGCTGGCGCTGCGGATGAAGCCACCCCGGCAGAGCCTGCGCAGGTCAATGCCCCAGTGCAGGGGCAGGCGGCGGCACAGGTAAAGCCACCGGTGCGGGCGCAGGCGGAACGCAAATCCGAAAGTGGAAGCAGGGCCACCGGGACTGTGGAAGCCCCACAGCGAGCCGCCGGGAACGCCGTAGCTGAAATCAAAGTGACCGCAGCGGCGGACCTGTGGCATATGCCGGTACTTACTCCGGACGGGCTTATTATCCGGCAGACGTACACGCCGCCGGTGGAAACAGAAAGCGGATTGGAGGTATCCTGATGCC